CTCAATTCCTATAATTATTCAACAGGGCAGACAAACACTTGAAGCAATTAGGAAACAGCATAAATATAACAAACAATCACGATGATTGGACAGTTAAACTCATAACTTTAAAGGAGGATTTACATGAGTGATATGGAACAAAACACAGAGCAAACTCAGGCTCCAACAGCAGAAGTAGAAGCAACAGCAACTACAGACACTGTGACTGAGGACAAGACTTTTACACAGGCTGACTTAGATAAGATTGTGGCAGACCGTGTTTCGAGAGAAAGACGAAAGTTTGAAAAGAAGTATGAAGGCATTGACCCAGAATACTACACAGAATTATCTTCCAAGGCTGAAAAGGAGAGACAAGACAAACTCAAAGCCAAAGGCGAATTTGAACAGATTTTGAAAGAAACAGTTTCTAAAAAAGATGAACAAATTGGTTCTTTGCTTAATCAAGTGAAAACCATCAAAGTGGATGGCTCATTACTTGATACTGCTTCCAAACACAAGGCAGTTAATCCAGGGCAAGTTTCACAACTGCTCAAGGATCAAGTGCAAATGAATGAAGCAGGTGATGTTGAAATTGTGGATCCGAAAACAGGACAGGTGAGATACAACGATGCTGGAGAGCATATGAATGTGTCACAACTTGTCACAGAATTTTTAACAGCAAATCCTCACTTTGTGAGTGCTACTCCATCAGGTAGTGGAACAACATCAAAAATAGGTGATGCTGGCGGCGGTGAAAAGTTAGACATTAGTAAACTAGATATGTCCAAGCCCAGTGATAGAGAAGCATATGCTTCATATCGCAAGAAGGCAGGACTTGCTGAATAGTAAGAGGAGAAAATTACGATGGCAAACGAATCAACTAATACTACACTTAATGACTTAATTTCACCATTGGTGGCAGAAGCATTATTTGTAGCAAACGAAAGATCCATTATGAGAGGCATAGTAAGAAATTACACAATGCCAATGAATAGTGGTAAAACAATACAAGTGCCGATTTACCCAACAGTAAGTGCGGCGGCAGTTGCAGAAGCAACTGATTTAGGAAACACAGCAATTTCTACAGGTGTAGCAAATTTAACTGTTTCTGAAGTTGGAATCATGACTACACTAACTGACTTTGCACAGAATGTATCAGAATCAGATGTTGTAAGAGACCTAGGTAAATTATTTGGTGAAGCAATTGCCAAAAAAATTGACACAGACTTAACAGCATTATTCGATGGCTTCTCAACAGAAGTTGGTGATGGCACAACAGCATTCACGGCGGCAGAGATTTTCAAAGCAGTAGCACAATTAAGAAAAAATGGTGTTCCTGGTGATGATCTTGCTTGTGTGGTGCATCCATTGGTAGCATTCGATCTAAAATCTGGCTTAACAAACACATTTGCTAACCCTAACCCAGGTGTTGGTAATGAAGCATTAAGATCAGGTTTTGTGGGAACTATCGCAGGTGTTCCAGTATATGAAACATCTAACATGGCAGACAACTCCGGCAATTTCCCAGGCACAACTGGTGATTTCAAAGGTGCTGTATTCCACAGAGATGCATTAGGTTTAGCAATGATGCAAGACCTAAAAATCGAAACTCAAAGAGATGCGAGTTTGAGAGCAACTGAGATTGTAGCAACAGCAGTATATGGTGTTGGTGAATTACATGACTCTTATGGAGTTGAATGTAACCACGACTCATCAATCCAGTAATACTTGATTGCAAGAGCAAACAACAGAGTGTGGGCAGGCAACTGCCCATACTAACACAAGGAGAAACAGATGAGTAACTATTCAACAGATACAGATGTATTAGAATACGAACCACAAATCAAAGAGTATGGTATCATTGATTTTTCAGCATATCATGCCAAGACCACAGCAGATATTCAAAGACTGCTTCGTATCGAATGGTGGCCTCGTGTTTCTAGAACACAAACAGCATCACAATATTTTAGAACAACAGATTTAGAAATGGACAACACCAAATTACAAGCCGCACAATTTACCCGTGTGGCAGTGTTCCATGTGCTGGCCTACTACATACTACCACAACTCACACAACACGGAGTTGAAAGAGACAGATTTAGAGAAATGATTGACTTTTACAAGAACAGATTCAGAGAAGAACTTGACTTGGTGCTACAGGATGGTGTTGAATATGATTTTGATGCATCAGGCACTGTGGAAAACACTGAAAAGCAACCAGAACACTTCAACAGATTGATTAGATAATGGCAAATGTAAGAGAACAAATTGCTGAAGACATAGTAACTGATCTACAGGGCATAACTACCCCTGGTGTTGTGTTGGTATCAAGGAATCCAATCAACACTACAGACCTGTCTATAGCACAGTATCCAGCCATTATGGTAAGGACCACGACAGAAGAAAGAGAAGATGCCACCATGCAAACAGACACATTGCGATTTGGCACCATTGATTACACAATAACAGGATTTGTGAGAGCAGAGTCAAGTGCTACCACAGTGAACAATTCAATCGACACACAAAGAAATGAATTGATTGAAGCAATATCAGAAGCATTAGAACAAGATAGAAAACGAAATTCATTGGCAATGAACAGTTTCGTAACTGAAGTCACAGTGGATGACGGCACTGTATATCCATTGGGAAGGATAGATATTACCTTCCGTGTTCTATATAAATACACACGAGGAACTTTATAATTATGGCAAAGAGAATAGTATATAAAGACGGAAAAGAATTTATTTGTCAGCACATGCGACAAGTGAATGAGATGCTGGAGCAAGGTTGGAGTCAAACACCAACTGCCGCACCACAGTCTCAAAAAAAATCTGCCAAACCTAAGAAAGCCAAGATCGAGGCTGAAGCAGAAATAAGAGTGGATTCACCATTTAATGATGGTAATCCTATCAACATAGATTTTGGCAACATTGACGAGGAGAAATAGACAATGGCAACATACACAGGTCATGACGGAGTTATTAAGTTTAACGATACGGATGCGGGCATTGGTGGTTTAAATCCAATCGGTAACTTAAGAAACTTCTCAATTGAACAAACACAAGACACAATTGAATGCACTGTAATGGGCACAGCAAATGTTCGTGATTACAAACCAGGTTTATCAACTTTTACATTCTCAGGTGATGTATTCTTTGATGAAGCAAATGTAGTTCAAAATGCAATGGACGATCTAGTTACTAAAACTAGTGAAGGTTCTGCGGCAACATTTGAAGCATACCCAGCAGGCGAAGACTCAGGCAGAAGAAAATTATCAGGATCATTGATAATCACTTCTTTTTCAATCACATCATCATTAGATGGTATGGTAGAGGCTTCATTCAGTGCTCAAGGAACTGGTGCTTTAACAATAGCAACAGTATAATAGGGGTTACAGTGTTTAAGGTAAGGATGCAAGGCAAAGCAAACATGCGATCACTTGAAAAACAAGTTGAATCGTTGATAAATGATGTTGCCCAGCATACTTTTAAAACAGCCAAATCACTAACCCCTGTTCGTTCTGGTCGTGCTAGGGACAATTGGACTAAAGATACCACAAGGCAAGGGTTTGAAGTGGAAAACACAGTGCCTTACATTGGTCATTTAGACAAGGGATCATCAAAACAGGCACCCAGAGGAATAACAAAACCCACTGTCAGGAAAGTGACAGGATTTATTAGGACAAGGAGATTATCACGATGACTAAATCGGTATTAGAAAATGCAACAGCACATTTTAGAGAAAAACTTGCTGGAGAATTGTATCAATTAGAAGTAAAAGAATGGAATACAACATTGTATTACAGAAGCACTGCTTCTATGAGAACGGAATCAAAGATCATGGCACTTACACAACAAAGTAAAACAGCAGAAGCATTGGTTGAATCTGTTGTGCTTAAGAGTCTAGACAAAGATGGCAACAGAGTGTTTAAAGACACAGACAGAGCCGCATTGTTGAATGAAGCAGACCCTAAAGTATTGATCAAAGTGGCCACTGTGCTGAATAATGCCAGTGAAAACTCAATCAGTAATATTGAGGGAAACTAAAACGGGACAGTGAACTATACAATTTGTTCGCACTCGCAGATTATTTAAAAGTCCCTTTGGACACTGTGTTTAATATGTCCCTTATGGAAGTTCAGGGTTGGTTTGCTTACTTGAAAGTGAAGCAACAGAAGGAAAAGGCACATGGCAGATCTAAGACAAACACTAGTCCTCGAAGGTAAAAACAAAACCAAACGAATGTTTGGTGAAGCCCAACGGGACATGCAAAATCTCAATCGTCAAACCAAACGGCTTGACAAGGGATTTGGCGGTTTAACTAGATCATTAGCAGGTATTGGTGTAG